CCATGCCTAACTGGTGCATAAATAAGTTGACTATTAGACACGATGACAAGTCTATGCTGGACAAGTTCGAGAAAGCATATCGTGACGATTGGACGATTGAAACTTTTCTGCCTACTCCACGAGATCCCGGTGATCCAACAATGTTGATGGGTGAGGGCAGATCTTATAGTGAAAAAGATAATGTCAACACTAGCTGGTATCTATGGCGTTTACAGAACTGGGGTACAAAGTGGGACATTGGGTGCAAAGATGGATATGGTCTGGAGCCAACTAGGGTAGACAACGAACTGAATGTAACGTTCGATAGTGCATGGAGTCCTCCGTTGGGATTCTATGAGAGGTTGGTAGTCTTGGGATTTGACGTACAAGCGTCCTATTTTGAGCCAGGAATGAGTTTTGCCGGAATTTGGCACAATGGTAAGGATGAGTTTTATGAGGGTAGCTGGAGCGATTTTCCAGAGGCATTAGTAGATGAGTTTGATATGCACGAATTCTATAAAGAATTGGAGGATGAGAAAATGTAAAGTTTATAGTTGACGCATGACGATAAGTACAGTATAATGGTTTTACAGTTTGGTTCACTTTTTTTCTTGGAGATTATTATGAAGGCTTTTTCTTTCAATGTTACGATTGCTGCATCTGCTCTTGACACTGAAGTTGTTGAGGACACAATTCGACAGGCTCTAGTTGACGGTTTGCCAGAGGAAACTCTCACGCTCGTCAAGTCTGATGGTGTCAAGGAATATTCAGAGCAAGGTTGGAAAGTGGCACGGAATCGTAAGTTCGGTATCGGTGTCAAGGAAGCAGGGGATGCTCACAAGGCAACTCTTGTAGTCGAGTCAGATAAAACTGACGCGATTCTTCCGGGAGTCTAATCTGATAGTCAGGGCCGCAGCGTCAATGGGGACATCCAAGACTGCGGCTCTGGCTTCGGTTTGGCTCCGTAGTTCAACGGATAGAACAGTGGTCTTCTAAACCTCAAATGTGAGTTCGATTCTCGCCGGAGCTATTATGGATAAAAAAGAAAAGATAACAACAGTCTTAGATTATTTAAATCACAGAATGAGTGTGATGAATCAGGTAGAGACAGATAAGGTAAAGAAAATTCTTGAGGATGACGATATTACTCTCAAGGAGGTAGTCGAATGGTATATAGATTATGTTTGGTCGCACTCTTAGTATTCTGTAGTGGATGTGTGACTACTAGAGCGACTGTTACATGCAACAAAACAATAGACTTGACAGGGCAACCTGATAACGGTAGAATGAATGTGGGCGTACGATTGGAACTTTTTAGAGATTGGAGTAGAAAATGATTAGTGCTAAGTGTGAAAAAAAGAATGTATATATAGTAGATACAAAACGTAGTAAATGGTGCAAAAGAGAAGCCAAGACTCTGAAAGAAGCAAAATCAATAGTCCGCCAAGATTTGGAGATGGAACTTCTTTGGACTGTAATGCCTTGTATTGAGCAGTTCGATAAACGAAGAAGAGAATATATCATGGCAGAAGTGAAACTCAGCGATATAGAACTAGCTAAAAAGATACACAAGATATACGAGAGATACAAAGACTACATATAATGAATGTGTTACAACAAGAACTAGACGAGTTCAGAAGAACACCAGACGGTAAGGTTATACAGGGATGTAGCCATACGTCTAGAATATTGAGTCATAAATATCGTAATAAAATAATTATGACTACTTATCAGGATCTTAAAAAGTATGACGGATCATACGATGCTATCGCTTGTTGTGGTACTAGTGGATTGATGGTGGTTCCACAGATAGCAGAATTATTAAATAAGAATATCGTTGTTGTAAGGAAGAACACAGATGGGTATTCGGATTTTATGGTTGAGGGTGCTACTACTCGTCAGTATATTGTTGTTGACGATCTCATATGCTCTGGTGGCACAGTAAAGCACATTATTAAAAATATTAAAGAAGAACTACCTATCGCTAAATGTATAGGTGTGTATTCTTATATGAGAGATCAGTGTGCTTATAGAACTATGCCAGAATACTGTAAACGTGATCTAGGCGTATCTTATCTGTAACAGCTAAACCGTAAGGTTTGGGTATTTATGGTAAAGCCAGCGGGCTCCGTGAGCGTAAACCCTTACTGGATAACGACTTACGACCATTTAATTTTTTCCTAAAGATTATTGTTGACAGCGACGATATATATGATATACTTAAAGCATACAGGACATTACTCTTACGAAAGGAACTAAAATGCCTGCTAATGTTGAATCTATGTTTTACACCGGAGCAGAGCCTTGGCATGGTCTTGGCGAGAAGTTGGAAGATGCTCCAACAATCAGCGAAGCCATCGAAAAGTCCGGTTTGGATTGGGAAGTTGGCGTCAAGGATCTCGTGACTAAAGACGGTTACGACGTTCCTGCGAAAGCTACGTATCGCAAAAGCGATAATAGTATTCTCGGAGTGGTCGGCCCAAGATACGTGCCACTTCAGAATAAGGATGCTTTCGAGTGGTTTCAGCCGTTCGTAGACGCTGGCGAGTGTAGTCTACACACTGGTGGTTCGCTGAGTGGCGGTCAAAAGGTCTGGGCATTGGCTCAACTGAACCGCGACCCTAGCGAGATTGTCAAGGGTGACGAGGTGCGGAAGTTTATTCTTCTCTCCAACAGTCATGACGGGACAACAGCTATTCGTGTAGGCTATACGCCCATCCGTGTTGTATGTGTCAATACTCTAGCTTTTGCTCACGAACACAAACAGAGCAGTCTGCTAAGAATCCGACACACGAAAAGTGCTCAGTCTAATCTTGATAACGTCCGCGACATCATGGACAATATCAATGCACAGTTTGAGGCAACTGCGGAACAGTTCCGGTTTCTTGCTAGTCGAGACTTCAATCAGGCTGACGTTCGCAAGTACGTCAAGATGCTGCTGAATGTCGATAAGACTAACGACGAGGATCTCAAGACTCGTACAAAGAATGTCATCAGCGATATTCTGGCTACGATTCACGGGCCTAAGCAAGACTTGCCCGGAGTTCGTGGTACTTGGTGGGCTGCCTACAACGGCTTCAACGAGTATCTCAATTACAAGAAGGGTCGTAATGAGAACAACAGAATGGAAAGTCTGTGGTTCGGACAGAACGGTGCTTCAAACAACAGAGCGTTGAATCTGGCAACAGAGTACGCCAACGCTCTCTAATCGCTCTCCTTTCGTGGTGTGCGTCGGGCAGGTCATTCCTTGTGGTGGGGAGTGGCCTGCCTTCTTTTATGGTACGATATGTGCCCGCGAAATTTAGCTAAGTTGTTTACTGGTAAGGACTTACAGATATTTTCTAATTGTAATGGAGGCACCTATCCGATATAATGGTATACAGGTTCTATGGTGCAGGAGAGAAAGACATAATATTACTAATTATAATAATGATTGTCTTATGTAAAGTATAGGGTTTGAATTAATTGAATAAAGTCAGCGGATTATGTATATGGGTATTAGTCTTATAAGGAAGGGAGTATATAAAAATACAATACTCGACCCGTTGTTCAGGACGATGTATATGGTATAATGATACTAGTGTCGATGGCAGGGGCTAACTACGATCTACACTATTATTATAAATAATTATTTTAAGTTGTCAACTAGAAAGTTCTAAAAATATGCCGATAATTTTGATCTTATTAGTATTCCTGTTGATTGACTAATGCAGGAAAGAGAGGGTGTATATATTATTATAAACTTATCTAATATGAACTCTAAGAGAATTAGTATTAATAACCGACCTGCATAATATATATAGTCTAGGATCACTGTAGTCAAGGAAGGAATCAGTCTTATGGAATATGTATTAACAATATATCTTATAATTTTTGGGGGCATGGCTGCCCATGATTTAATTTCATCACGTAGAAAGGTTAAGGTTTTAAAATGTCAAGACACGAAAAGAATCTGAGTCTCCCTGTGGACGTTTGTCAACTTTTATTCAAGCAAATAGAGAAGCCTAAGAACCTAGAGACCTGTAAGGCAGTAAATGTATATGATAATAAATATAGAGTAAATGTATATACACGTTCTCACTGTCCTATTTATGATATTGATCAGGTTAGAATTACTCAAAGTTATTTCTGTCATCTTAATGGGGAAGAATTAACTATTAAATATAACAAGTTGTAATACCTAATATATTAGGATTGCCCCAGTTGCTCGTAGTCAGCGAAAATCGTAACTTGCATAGTCAGGTTGACGACTTATTATATCAATAGGACATGGTACTAAGGGCTATGGTATCATATTTTCTAATATAGGATTTTGGATTATGAAATTTTGGAATAAGTATTATATACATATAAATATTCTTTTATTATCAATGGAATCTTTCTGGCTGTATCACCTAATGTATTAGGTTTGCGCCGATGTTAGTCAGTCAGCTAAAATTGTAAATAATTATATATATGTATTATCTAAACTAAACAGGTTGTTCCAGATGTTCTCAGTCAGTGGGATATGCTTAATTTTAATATTGACGGAAATCTTGATTGCAAAATCATGTGCCAGAAAATAGATAGGTACATACAGAAAGTTATACAGGAAAAAGGTCATAAGAAATATATACTCAATATACAAATTAAAGAACCTATAGATGAAATTATAAATAATAAACAAATAGAACAGGAACAAGACACAAAGTAGCTAGAATCTTCAGGAACATGGTAATATCTTCCTATTATTATCATAATATACCCATTATACATACTTCTGTTTCCTGCATCACTGTTTTTATGCCCCTTTTTGACCTTATATGATCTATTTTAACCTATTTTGTTTTATTTTTTACTTATTGCCTATGCCGTAGGTGAAAAATTAGGTATGTCTAGGATTGGTTAAAGAAAGATAATGGTAATAGTCGATACTATTGACAGGTCTATTCCTATCTGTTATACTGTTATGATGGATATTGTTAAAAAGTTAATTTTATAGGGAAAAAATGTATAAAAACGTACTTCTCACCGAAAGCGAAATCAGGGTATTGTACAAGGTATTAGACCACCATTTTAATCGTTCTTTTGTTGATACAAATGCCGAAGATATGCAGAATCTACAAATCATTAAAATAGCATTAAGGGGTTTCATTCCCACAGATTATACAAATGAATATACTAATCGGGGCTAATTACCCACAAATGAAAGTTAAATAATGGAGATATTCGGCAGAATCCTACATATAGTAGCAATTATAGCTGTTGCATGGTTGTTTGTTGCATCTTATAATGAATGGAAAGTAGATAGGAGACATAAATGAATATAGTAAATATCGGATGTAATAATGGTGATGATCATGTACTGGCTTTTTGTAAGAAGCACAGAGATAATCTAGGTAAAGTTTTAATGGTCGAACCTAATACAGATAGACTTAATAAATGTACTCAGAATTATCTGGGTATTGACAATGTATATTTTATAAATAAAGCTATCACAGTAGACAACAATAATGAACTAACTTTATATGTGGACGATGATGATTCTGAAGGTTATCATACTTCTTTCAGAAAAGAACATCTTGTGTCTCATAAACATACTGGTGAAATACAGGAGAAGAAATTTCCGGCTATTTCTATAAATGATCTATTTGAAGAATATGATTTGGATACTATAGATAGATTGTATATAGATGTTGAGGGATATGATGTAGATATAGTAAATAGTATAGATTTTAGTAAATATAAGGTTAATCGTTTAAGATTTGAGGCTACACATACTCATGCTCCTAATGTTCCTAATTGTCCTAAGTTAGTAAATACATTACAGAATTTAGCAGGATTAGGGTATCGTTTTCTGGAACCACCTCCTGTCATGGATGCTGGTTCTTTTGAGATTATATGTACTACATTAAAAGAACTACCACATAAAGATGCAGATTGTTATCCAGATACTACTGTAAAAGAAGATAACGAATATACAGTTCTCGATAATTTTGGACAAATTAAACCGAACTATGACTAAATATAAAGATATAGATTTGTATAAACAAATGTACTTGCAGAAAAGAGGCTATGGAGCATCTGGTGGAATATATTGTAAGTTTTTTGACAAGTTTATTAAAAGTCATACAGATATAAAGACGATATTAGACTTTGGTTGTGGAGAGGGAGAGTTAGCTAAGGGATTATCTTTTGATATTGATGAGTATGATCCTGCTATTGAAGGCCAAGAGACAATATCTAAACAACAATATGATTTAGTTATAACTACGGATGTATTAGAGCATATTCATACAGATCAAATAGGACTATTATTAGATGATATAATTGATTTAAAGCCTAAGTATTTTGTTAATGCAATATCGACTGTTAAAGCAATAAACATTTTGCCTGATGGTACAAATGCACATAAAACTATAGAAAATGCTGCTTGGTGGAAAAATACTATAGAAAATCATACAGGGTATAAAACTAGGATATTAATAGAGGCAAAGAATACATCTATTTTATGTTCATATAAAGACTAGCGGTGTATTGTTAGTAATCCAAAGAAATAAGGTTACTAATGATGCAAGAGACAATAAGATTCAAAATAGTCGATGGAGAAATAAATCCAAAGATAAAATCTGTACAGATATATAGACCATATATTACAGAAAATGATGAGATTAAATGGGGATATATTGACAGTTTGCATCCTATGAGTATAATGGATTTGACTATTCTTAAAAACACTCTCAGTGAGTATCTATTTAAAAATGAAGATTTTTAATGTTGATCTAACAGACATAGACCCTATAGAATGGATAAAGGGTAAGGATATTAGTGAAAGAGGTAATTGGAAACTATCTCTGACTGATCCACCATCTAATCCTGATATTAATATTGATGTAGCAGAACATGCTCTGTATATTGAGGTAGATCAAAAAATCAAAAGAAATGTATTCGATTCCGTTATCGGAGATCATGTAATATACAGTAATTGTATGGGTTATCCTCCCGGTGGAGGCATGAGTTGGCATACAAATGGCGATTATCCCGGTGCAAGAATGTATGCTAGTTGGAGTGAAACAGGTGATAGTGGTATGTTGTTTTATAAAGATGGAGAAGTAATTGTTGATAAAGATGTTAAAGGATTAAACATAAGATACTTTTTAGCACCTAGTTGGCATGGAGTTTGGTCAAATTGTTATCGTTTATCAATAGGATTTAGAACTAAATGATAGGTATAAATATACAAGCACCTTTTGCTGAGTTATTAATTAATTTAGAAAAGTGTGTTGAAACTAGAACATATCCTCTTCCATTAAAATATGAGGGAGAAGAATTAGCACTTATTGAAACTCCCGGTAAAACTGGTAAATTTAAGGCTAGAATTATTGGTACAATAACATTTAGTCACAGTTTTAAGTATGAGAATATGCAAGAGTGGATAAGTGATTATAATAGACATAGAGTTGAACAAGATAGTGACTTTGGGTGGAATGAAGATAAAGATAAATATGGTTGGGTTGTATCTCAAATATACAAATTTGACGAGCCATTTCCAGCACCAGAAAATAAGGGAATAGTATTCACACATAATTGTGATGCTGTAGTACCTACAGGAGTATAAATATGTATAATGTAAGACAGGAAGATCAAAATA